GTGAATCAGCTGGTTGGGATGCGGTGATATTAGACCCTGTGTTAGAGGTCTCCCAAACACTATCGACGACAACAAGGTATCTACCAGGTGTCGAAACGATGAATTTGTCTCCTTCTACGTGCGTGGCCTTCATATTCGAGTACTCAGTCGACCATCCACTGCCGTTCTTGACATATGTGCCATAGAGCGCGGCAGGGATCTTAAGGGCGGGCTGCTTAAAGCTGACTGTGTACGTGATGAATAGCTCCCCCGCATTGCGGGTGGAATCCGAGTTGTCACTAAGTATCCAGAGCTTCCCAAGGTCGCTGACACGGCGATCACCTATTTGGAGAGTCTCGCAATACTTGTAACCAACTTGGCCCAAAGCTGCTGCGCAGTTGACGGCGCTGGGCTGCCACGCTGCTGATTTGCTGGCATAGCGCCAGTTCATCATGGCATTCTTAGATGGAGCCGTGTCGTAGGCGTCAAAATCCATACCAAGCATAATATATCCTTGGGTGGTAGTCGCACAACTCGGCTTGTAGTGTAAGGTCAATCCCTCAAACTTGTACATCTCGAAGCGCGTAGCGATAGCGGATAACCACCCAAAGGTTGTATTATCCTGGGGGTTTACAGTGAAGCTTGTCGCTGTTTGTGCGCTTGATGTATAGACATCGGAGACATATTCCGTATGAGAAATTCTACAATTTCCATCTGCTGTGAATGCAACTTTTGGAGCTGGACGCTTAGCCATAGTGCCAACAGCAGCGGGAGCAGACTTAACAAGAGCGTAAGTATTTCTAGTCTGCGCATTTGGTTGTTGTTTGGATTTTGATTCCGGTTTGATTTATTTGCCATTGTATTGGATACCGCATGGCACGGGCGGGACTGTTCATCAAGTTGGCTCACTTATGAGTGGATCCGTGCAGTCTCTCGGCATTCTGTTTAGCACGGTAACCGTTTTGGTCCTTTTAACCAACTTGACCCAATAGCTAGGAACGGTACGTTAGCGACACGTATATAAATCCCACCGGCAGCGCACACTACAGGGGCATGGTCGTGAACCCATGTTTACTGTACCCAGGAATTGCCGTGCTATGGAAGCATGCACGGCATAGGAGTTTGGAAGGTTAGCGGATGCTTGAGAATTCGGGGGTCGATGGTTACGTTGGCGTAAAACCGCTCACATACAATCTGCTCATCAGGTGTGATCCCGAAAGCATAGTAGAAACTCGCCCGGGTTTCGGGAGATACGTCTGAATAGTAACGCTTCATCCCTCTCTCGAACATGATTCTACCCCAGCTGTCCCCTAAATCCCATTTAAGCTTGCCTTCCTTTCCCGCTCGAAGATACATGGCATAAAACTCCTGGAAGATAGGCACACCACCAGTTGATGATATCCCTCCCGTCCCAACGGAGTGTAGCCATGCCCGGTTCATGTCCGTATTGGACACGTTAGCGAGGCACATAGTATCTTTTGCGATACCGTGTAATGGATCTCGGACCATGACAAAATTGTGTGGCAATGGCCCGACGTAAACTGGTTGTGTCTGGCAGAACTTTATCTGTTCAAACACGTACACGGGCTCCTCTACTTCTAAGTTGAAGCCCATGTCGCGAAACCAGCTATCCAAACCGGCTGTGAAATCCTCGAGATCCCTTCTCTCCATCACTACAACACAATCATCTCCGTTGTTCGCTAAGTGCCCTTTGATACCCTTGAAATCAAGGTAGCAATAAACAAGCGACGACATGATCAAGCATGCACCTAAGCTTGTATTCATATCACCGCTCATCCTCACGCCTTCAACGACGTAAGAGACACTCCCATCCTTTGTAAATCCTGAGCAGAAATTCCTGAGCTGTTTCTTCAGGAGTCCTGCTAGTCTGCTTGAATGGTTCTTTTTAGGAAAGCACCATTTGTAAATCATATGCTCATATTCAAGCGCCTCACGGGATACATGCTGATCGAACCGCTTTGCGTCCAGGCCTACGGCAACTGGGTCGACAAAGAAATTCCATTTTTCATGTAACAACCGTGCTGTGTCGGTGTAATTCTTACCCTTAATCACAG